TTTTCTTTTATTTTTCTTTTATTTTTTTTTTCAAATTTTCGTTGATTTTTTTTTCGAATTCTCGTTGATTTTTTTTTCAAAACCTAAAAGCTATTTTAAGAACTGTTAGCGCTATTTATATCGTTGGCTAAAATAATGATGTTTTAAATTTTCGTCCCATTCTTGTTATCCTTGCAATTTTATTCTTAGTTTCTTCTTTTTGTTTATCTCTATGGGGAGGAATTTCGTGGGTCTCAGATGAATACTTTAAAATCTCTTCTTCTATTTTAAAAAATATACTTGCATCGTCATCATCTTTTTTTGCAACTTTATTTAATCGCCTACAGCTAAAATTGTTATACTTCTTCTTCTTTAAAAAATCCGCTTTGAATTCTATAGAAGGGTCTAAAAAAATACTGAAAGCATTTGCGTTTCCTGTGAAATGTTCTTCCTTAGTATTACACTGATGAAAACTTATTGGATGTTTATCGGTAATGTCATCACTTGCAAAAATTTGGATTTTAATAGTATTTCCTATGTATATATATCGCACTTTAAGAAATTCAATTATTCTTTTATCAATTTTTAAGTTATCTTGTATGTATGCAATTATTGATGTGCTATAAGTTTCATTGTCTGGAATATATTCAAACCAATTTGAATTGTCTATCTCTTTATGATTTAGTTTTTTATAGACTGGTTTCACTTCTTCAACTGGTTCAACTTCAATTGTCTGGATGACTTCTTCAACTGGTTGGATAACTTCTTCAACTGGTTCAACTTCAATTGTCTGGATTATTTCTTCAACTGCTTGGATGACTTCTTCAACTGGTTGGATAACTTCTTCAACTGGTTTAACTTCTTCCATCTCAATAATTTCCTTAACTGGTTTAACTATCTTAGTAGAATAATTTTTTTTTATGTATTCTTCTTCTGCTTCTTCCAAAAAACTAAAGTCAAAATTAAGTGTTATGGTGAATGGTTTGACTGGTTTCACTTCTTCGACAACAATGGGGATAACTTCTTCAACTGCTTTGACTTTCTCTTCCAAAATATTAAAAACAAAATTAAGTGTTATTGTGAAGGGCTTGACTGGTTTGACTTCCTCAACTTCTTGGATAACTTCTTCAACTACTTGGATAACTTCTTCAACTACTTGGACAACTTCTTCCACTGCTTTGACTTCTTCTTCTTCTTCTTCTTCGTCTTCATTCTTTCCGTAAAATTTTTGGTTTATTTGCTCCCTAAAGCATTTATTACATTTGTTAAACTTTTTTCTTATCCAATCTTTAGAAATTTGGCGCTTATTGCATTTAATACATTTAGGCTTTACAACTTTTTCCGCTGGCTTGTTGATGACAATCTCAGGACAAACGATTGTGTTTTCCAATTCTGTGGCGGGAGTGTTTTCCAATTCTGTGGCGGGAGTGTTTCCAATCTTTGCCATATTTTTAAGATGTACTTTTGTTTTTCGGTGTGCTGAAATGTTTGACTTTGAAATAGGTGTCGAGTGTCCGCATTCGCAATTGAGTTTGATTTCGGCAGGCATTTTTCTTTGTTTGTTTGTTTATACTTAGAACTGTTTTATTTCTTTAAGTTATTTTTTTTTCGAAAAATGAACGAATAAAAAAACATTGATTTTTGTAAAACTTTCCTAAAGAATCCTAAATCATTTTTTCTTTAATTCCTTGTTTAATATCTCAATATTTTTTGCGAGGCTCGGAGTATTCCAAAGCAAATAAGCAGATAATAAAGATGGAGACATCACCAAATTTTCAACTCTTTCACGTTCTACAGGATTGGCAAGATGACGCTTTAAATAATTGGCACGCTTATTTTTATCCTTGTGGTCTAAGTAGGTTTCCGAAACATCAGAACCGAAATGAATTTCTTTTCCGTCTGTAATGATTGCCTTATATTTCTTTCCTTTTTTGTCGCTCTTAATAACTTGCGAAATCATTTTCTTTGTGAATCTATTTTATTTAATGTAGGATTATAATTGTCAATCCAAAACTGCTCGCGATTTCTGGCGCTTATCTTGTCCATTATACCGCCTTCAATTATCTCAACCGTGAAGTTATCAAATCCACCATTTGAACGGATGAACCTATAAAGCTTTTTGTTGTGGTATCTATATTGTTGATTTTCACAAGTCTTGCGATGATGATACGCTCGCACACATATAGGCTTAAATGTATGACCGACATAGCAATCGTTTATGGTTTCATCTTTGCAAACAATACGATAAATAAAAGCCTGGGAATTTGCTGGCTCTGGTCGTTTGTATTTCTCTACATAATCGCTTAAAGCTTTCTTTATGATTTCTTTTTCATTTTCATCACGGGACAAATCTACGAATTTCAGAAATTTGGAAATGTTCATTTACTTTATAAGTTTATTTAAATTTTTATTTTTCTACGAATTTTTTTCAATTATGTTCTTTCGTCTTCCTTAATCTTTTCTTCTTCATCTCCGTGGTATTGGATTCCCATTTCATCGATTTCTTTTTCGTCTTCTGTATCTCTGTAAATCTTTAAGCATCCGAATTCAATTTTGTAGCATTTTGAACGATAACAAAACCGAATGGATAAACCAACAACGCTAACAATCACACCGCAAATGGTTATCCAAAAAGTATCGTCAAAAGTGTTATACCAAACCATCTTTATTATAGATTAACATTTTTTTATTATTGCAGTAGTTTTTCCATTTCCGATATTTACGTGCTCGTATGTTAATCCACGTTCTAAGAAAAATTCATCAGTTGCACGACGTTGCCCGTCCCAGTGTAAATAATCGTCAAAAATAATCACACCACCTTCTACGACATTGTCGTACATTTGTTCAAGTTCATACTTACTTGATTCATACCAGTCTGTGTCTAATCTCAGAATTGCAATTTTTTCTGGTATTGTTGTTTTGTCTTTTAATGTTTCTAAAACATCACCTTCAACATAATGCAATTTCGTATTATCATAACCAAGTCCCTCAAGGTTTGACTTTACTTGGTCTAAAGGACAATAACACATCCCATTGACATCATTACTTATTTTACAATTACGCCACCAATTATAAGTTTCACGTTGGTTTAATTTGTAAATTGTAGCCGTTTCAGTTGTATAATCGTAGATTGTTGGTTCAGTGCATCCCTTAAATGTATCATATAGATAAATATCCCGCACCTCATTTTGTTCAAGTAGTTCCTTAATCCATATATGTTCGAATAAACCATAGCACACCCCGCATTCCACTATTACACCTTCAATGTTATTTTTTAAAATGTATTTGATTGCGTCAGCTCCGTCCATTTATTTATTTTATTTTTTTGTATAAAGTCCCTAAAGAAATTAAAATTAAGATTTTATATAATAAAATACACAGTAATTCATTGGGCGGGTCTCTCCTGCGTCGCTTCTCCCTGAACTCTGCAAACCAGTTTGGTCAAAATTATATGTTCCGGGAAAAAAACCACCGTTTGCAAATGCGTTGCTTGCTTGAGAAACTCTATTAGTTCCACAATAACTTCCAGCCTGTCCCCAGTGTTTATGCTCTTGGATTGCATCTTGTTGTGCCGTATTTACTGTATAATTACCTTCATATATTTGTCCGCTAACAATTTGCTGACCGTATCCTCTCAAGAATGCACCTTGGTAATTTGGAACGTTAAAACTAAAAGGGTCGGCTGACCCAAATGTTGTTCCTATTTTTGCGAATAAGTTAGGATATGATGACCGTCCAACACTTTGACCATCACACAATAAATATTTATTTCCTGATGTTGTTTGTATATCGCTCATAGGAGACATAATTATGGACGCAACTGGATTAACAGAATAACTTAAATTTGTCAATTGAGTTTGTGCGGATGAAGTCAATCCAGAAATATAACCAAAAACTGTTGTACTTATGTTGTTAAGTGTATTTGTAAAGCTGAGAGTTTGACTTATAAGCCCATCCAGAATTGTAGTGGTATTTATACCTCCGACCGACGTATAACTCATTTTCGTCGTCTTTGTTTCTAATGTTGTCGCTCGTGTTCCCAATGCTGTGATTTGTGTTTGAACGTCGCTTGAAACTGTAGATAAATATTGGATTTTTTGAAGGTTTGCATTTGTTAAAGTTAATGTGTTTGCGTTTAGCACTAAAGTCCCATCTAATCTAATACTGTTAGAAAATTGATTGGTTGCGCCACTAAATACGTTTGAGGCTGACAATGAAACCGAATTAGTTGTCAAAGTGTTTATTTGAGTTTGAACGTCGCTTGAAACTGTAGATAAATATTGGATTTTTTGAAGGTTTGCATTTGTTAAAGTTAATGTGTTTGCGTTTAGCACTAAAGTCCCATCTAATCTAATACTGTTAGAAAATTGATTGGTTGCTCCTGTGAATATGTTGGACGCTGATAATGAAACCGAATTAGTTGTCAATGTGTTTATTTGTGCTTGTGCTGAACTCGTTAAATCTTTTGCGTAATTAATTGCATTGCTGAAGTTGGTCGTGCTCCAAGAGTTTAGCGTCCCCGTAAATTGTAAAATATTACTTATGACGGTTGTCGTTGTTGCTGGGGTGTAATTTATTGCGGTTGTAATAGTTTTGAGTGTTCCAATGTCTGCAATATTTTGAAGTTGTGCGTTTGTTAGTGTGGTCGTCCCATTATTTACCAATAAACTACCATCTAAACGAATATTATTTTGAAATGTTTGAGCCACTGAAAAAGTTTTCGTCGCTGTTATGGTTTGAGTTCCAGAAAGTGCAACCGCTGTCCCTGTTATTTTACCAACTGGAATAGAAAGATTTGTTATTGAAGCACCTGACATCACTGGCGCACTGTTAAACGTCTTTATCCCGTCTATGGTTTGCGCTCCTGATAGTGCTACGAAAGAACTGTTATTAATAGCAAGACTTGAAATTGAACCATTTGGAAAGCTGACATTATCTGTGAAAACTGTAGAACTGAGACCAGCATCCCAATACAATCCAGTAGTTTTGAACTGGGTATCTGATACAATTGGCGATAAAGTTGCCACATCAGAAACTAAAGTATCCGTTTTTTCGCATTGCAAACCTACATCATAAACAACGCTATTATATGTTAGCTTCTGTTGTCCATAAATATTAACATTGTTTAAAAAATTAGTAAAATAATAAACATCATCAAACTCAATTGTATTTGATGGACTTTTTATTGTCCCGTTTCTTATTATGAAATTACCAGATAAGTCGATAGTGTCTTTAAAATAAGATGATGTGATTTTATTCCAAGACGGGTCAGAATTCCAAACGGGGAAAGACATTTATTTATTATAATATTTTATTTTATATTTTGTAAGCTCAACATTAACAAATTATTTTCCTGCTGTTTTTTTTGAAGTTTTGCAATTGTATCAATACGCGCAAGGATAGATGTTTCCTGTTCATTTCTTTTTTTTTGATACTCCTTTAAGTCTTGCTTTAATTTTAGGATTTGCAGATTTACCAATCTTACGCTTTCGTCTATGTTTTCAATTGTTAAAAGTATTTCACCTAAATCCATTTTTATTATTTATTTTTAATAAATATTTTATTTTATTCCTAAAATTGTTGGAAGACTTGGCCTGCCATTCCCAAAATTCCAGAAGCAGAGTATAACTACACAAATTGTTGCATTGCCACCCCTACCGCATTAATAACACCTCCTGGGCTGTATAACGCTTGGATGTATGTGCTACCGTAAAGTATATTTGTGCTTAACACGTTCCCAATATTTACAAAAGTGCCATCTACGTTTGTAGTTAATCCAGTTATCGAAGTCGTTCCAGATGATATTATGTTATTTGTTATACTACTAACCGACAACGTGGCCGTGCTCGTTATTGTTGTATTTATTCCAGTTAAGTAAATTGCGGGAGATGATAACGTTGCTGATGTAGATGCGTATGTCGTAAAAGTATCATTATAGCCTAAATATGTTTTTCGTGATATATTTGTCCCTTGTTGAAAATTTGCGTTTAGTGTTAATGATTGGTTGGCTATAATCTGCGTGTAAAAAATAGTATTATAACCGTTATAAGTTCCAGCAGCATCCCCGAAAATTATATCATCAAGTAATATTGGTAAAATATTTTTTAAACGTAGATTTTTATTTGACAACATTGTAAAATCTCCATTGCAAATTGTATTAGAATTAATTGTCAATGTAGAAACTGCGTTAGTTCCTATTTGCGTATTTGTAGAATTTAAACTCGTTTGATTCCCCGACGTCGTAAAGTTTCCCGAATTGGATTGATTTCCTGAGACGGTTAGCGTTCCTAAAATATTGGTTGGAGCTAAAAATTGATTTACCGCATTATTTGGAGGGTTAGCATTGTCTTGATTTATAATTCCTTCCAAAATGATATTATTATTGTTTACAAGTTCAAGAGTGTTATTTACCTCAACCCGATTATTACATCTTAACAATCCTGCTAATGTTATTTGTGCGTTTAAGGTTTGTGTAAATCCAGAAGTTAAATTCCCTATTTCCAGATTTGGACTGTTTAAGGTTTGGCTTATGGTTGTTCTTGAAGTTGCTGTGTTGTATGAAATCTGTGTAGTTTTAACTTGAAGCGCTGCAACATCTACCTGTAAATCATCGATTTCTGTTTGTTGTGTCGTATTGACTGACACCGCCCCTGCTGCAACCGCTGCCGCTCCTGCTGCAATCGCTGAAGCTCCTGCTGCCGCTCCATTTGCTACCCCTGCTAATGCTAAAGCGCTATCGGCTTTGTTTGAAGCATTTACAGCTTTATCATCTGCATCGTTTGCCTTATTTTGTGCCGAGCTGGCTTTATTAATGGCGTCATTAATTTGGTTTTGACAGTTTGAAGTTAAACTCGCACACTGTGTGATGACATTGTTAAAGTCTGTTTTTGAAAAATTATTAAGTGTTCCAGTAAAGTTAAGATTTGTAAGGTTTAGAGTGTTTGAAATTGTGGTGTTTCCTGTGGTATAACTTAAATCGGTTAATTTTGTATTTATTGAATTTATGCTATTCGTGTTAGTTGTTATGTTTGTCGCGTTGTTCGTTGTCTGTGTTTGAATATCTGACGAAATTGTAGAAATATATTGCAATTTTTGAAGCGTATCATTTGTAATTGTAAGCGTATTGTTGTTTAAAATGAGATTGCCATCAAGGCGAAAATTTGAACTACAAGTAAAAAGGGCTGACATTGTTTTTTGTGCTGAAATTGTCTGGGTTGTAATAATATCAACCGCACCACCATTAACCGCATCCCTTGAAATGCTATTATTTGGCACTATAATAGAACCAGTAAAAGTTGTAGTAGTTCCACTAAAAGACATATTAGTAGTTTTCACCTTCAAATTATTTATATCGGTTGTATTCGTTGAAATGTTTGTCGCGTTGTTCGTTGTCTGTGTTTGGATATCTGACGAAATTGTAGAAATGTATTGCAATTTTTGAAGCGTTGCATTTGTTATTGTTGTGCTTCCAGCATTTAGAACAAAATCACTATTTAACTGAATAGATGAAAAAATCTGCGTCCCGCTAAAATTTTTCTGACCCGAAACATTCTGATTTGTTGAATATGTTAAAAAATCACTGTTATTTATTGCTGAAGATTCAATCGCATTATTTTGAAAAATTAATATTCCCGTGAAACTGGTCTCACCAGTGGTTGAATTATATGTAATAGAAGGATATGAACCGCCTCCACCTCCTGAACCACTTGAAATATACTGACCAACATTGTATGTAATGCCATTAAAATCGACAAGTAAAGTTCCATAAACGTGGCAGTTGTGTGTGATATCTATGTATTGGTATTGTTCATTAAAATAAATCGTATTTGTCCCATTGCTTATTGCTCCTGTTAAAACAATGTCGCCGTTTGTTGTTATTTTTTTAGTTGTTATTTGACCATTTGCTATATATGTACCAAGAGCGTCATTAAAAAAAGTGGTGTTTGTCAAATATTTAGGCATTATTATTTTATTATGTTAGTGTATATAAATAAAATAAATGACAGAACAAACATACACATTTGTAATAAACTCACGTGATAAGATTGCAGGGACAAACAACGCTGCAACTTATAATCTAATGTTTAGCATTTTGCCAAGAGAATATCAACACTATAAAGTAGGATTTTGTTTTAATACTGACCCAGCTTTTTTTGTTGATACATATGACACAGTTGGAAATGTTAATATGACTTACACAACTGGATGTGGGCACATTGAAACTTCTTTACTTTTACAAACAAGTATGGGGACAAATAATTCACCTTCTAACACTTTAGGACTTATTACACGTTCAGCAAGCACCCAAAACACAACTACAACCAACCATATTTGTTATATAACTGCAAACGAAGGGACAAACCCTGAAATAACTGTTTTAAGGCCTGGAATAGACCAAATAAATATCAATATTTTTTCAGGAAGTGGAAGCACTCCGTTTGTTTCTACAAACAACAATGGCATATTACAGTCAGATTTGCCACCTTATTTGTTAATTATGCAATTTACTCCAGTTAAAGATTTCCACGTCTCTTAAATTTTTTTCTTTAGTAATAGTAAAACAATGCTTTCCAAAAAACAATTTATAATTATCGCCAAAAAGTCTAATAATACTATGATTGGAAAAAAGGGTGGTAATAATATGATAAAATCAACAAACGAAAGTTATGACAAATTTCCTAAACCTATTACTAAATCCCAAATGGAAAAATAATTAGGCACGACTTGAAACGTATCCAGTTTGGTCAATAATGAAAAGATTGTCAAAACTTGCAAAAAAGTCGATTGTTATGTCTGCGCCAGTGCTTGCAGAGATATTACCTTCAAAATACATTGATTCGGCGAGACAGTTGAGACCATTGATTATTGTATCTTTAGAGCCGAAGAGTTCTAAATCTACAGCAAGAGCGAAAGCATTCTGGTAAGATAATAAATCAGCCGAAGATGAAGATACGCCCGTGGCAGTGTTTGCGCTAATTGAAACATTGTAATTTGTGCCCATCAAAAGGTCAGCTTTATCTGTTGCCAAAAGACCACCAAAACATTTTCTGAGCTCAATAAGACCTTCTGAAAAACCGCCGCTGGTCGAAATTCCTTGCAGCGTAATAGGTTTCTGGGGAATTTGAGTTCCTGAAATTTTTAAGACCACATAGTCAAGATTTGGATTTACACGACTGCTTAAACTGTACGCAGTTGATGAATTTACCTGAGTATTAAGTCTAAAAAGCATATGGAGTGCTTTCAAACTCGCAAGCTTACTCGGAACAAGGCAACTAAACAGCCCCGTTGTTCCTGATTTTATTGTCTGAACGTAATGTCTAAATGAATTACCAACAATAAACATTGGAGAAGAGGAAGGAGCAGTAGAATTCACCAGCGACATACCTTGGTCAGACAATTCAATGAACTGGAGTTCAAGTTCTGCGTTTATTACCGAATAGACAGGATTACCACTTGCAAAAGTTCCAAGTTGTGCAAATGCTTGTGTTTGATTTTCCAGAAGAATTTCAAGACGTAGAACATCCTGAATTGCATAAAGCGGAATCATCTTGCCACTTGAGCCAATTCCTAAAAGTCCAGAAAGCAAAGGAAGGCAAAAGGTATTCTGTTCATTTACAACAGTTGTGTTATTGGCTGCGGTCGATGTTGCTACAGCAATAGATGAAAGAAGAGAACCTCTTCTGACTTCTAACACGCTACTGTCAGGCACGTACATACCATAATTTAAAGAATTACTTAAAGCATTAGAATAAGAAAAATTCGTGTCAAGTAGATAAGAATAAAGAACATTGCAGCCGTTTATATATTCAATCATATTGCTGCCAGAATAAAGCGTGGTTGTGTTGAAAATTGAATATGCGTTATGGTCTAAAAAAAGACCTGCCCCACAATTTACTGTGGCAGCTGTTGCGGTTGGTCCTAAAAATTGCGAAAATGCAGCGCTTGAAATAGCCGTAGCCGTTGAGGTTGGTGCTGGCGTAGTATTCTTAATGGTGTATCTGATATAACTGGCATTTGGGTCAAGAAAGCAATTTCGTCTGGAACACGGAATGTTAAAAATCATTGTCTGGCCGGCGACGTAGCTTTGAGCATTAGAACTGGGCACAGAAACACGAAAAGTTCTCCCATCCACGCTTGACGGTTTGGGAGTGTAGTTAAATTCTTGAGAAAGAGCCTTGCGATTCGGAAAAAATTGAGAATTATCGGTAGCCATTTTAGTTTGTTTATAATCTGTAGAAATATAAAAATTTTTTCAACTTCTGGCTAAATACTCATAAAAAGATTTCGTCTTAAATTCTTTCTTTTTCAAAAAACTAAATTCAAGGGTTATTGTCCAATCTTGGTTGTTAAACTCCAATAAATTTCCATATGTGTCTGTAAGCATTATATTAATTCTTCCTAAAGTTGGCTCTTTTAAATCTATCGAAAAATCATTCTGTTTTTCATAGAATATGTATTCCATAGAATTAGCATTACAGGGAATATTACACATAATATTATTTCTAAAGAACTGAATTAAACCAGCATTATTATAGTTGGAATTTATAATGCTATTTTGAAATCCCAAAAATGAAAAAAATGGCTTTACTGTTATGGAATTAGTGTTGCAATTTTGTAGAATAACATTTATAGACCTCAGCCCAGAAAGATTAGACGGGAATGGTGCAATAATTTCCTTATCGATATTTGAAAACACTGCGTTTGTGTTTTGAAATTCTACAAGTGGCCCACTAAAATAAATTAAATCGTTGAAAAATCCTAAAATTGTGCCTAATTGTGAAACACTTGTCCTTGTTCCTAAATCTTTTGGTTGAAATGACAAATAAAATTGGGATATATTTACGTTTTCAGTTTGCATTGTAAAAATATAAGAGCATTTTACTGGGTCATATAAAATGTAGAAAAATACATCCGTAAAACCTCGATTATTTAAACCCGTGGTGATTACATCCTCCAATGTAGTTCTTAGGCTTTCTGTGTTGTAATTACCACGTGGAATTTCAAAATTTATATTTCCTGTTATTACTGGAACATCGTCTGAATCTAATAAACAAATTGCAAAATATGAATTTGTTGAATTTATCAAATATTGACTATTTGGTAAAACTGCAGATTTCACGCTGCATTTTAGCTGTATATCTTCCAAAGTTTTTTGTATAGGTAGCTGTAAATCAAAAACCAAATTAGATTTATTAATGAACGACTGTTCCAGTGTTGTATTTGTTGCCGAAATTTGTGTTGGTATTCCACTATCAAGCACAACTAAGAACTTTTCTTCTAAGACGTAAAAATCCTGACTTTCTTCAATCATTTATCTTTTATAGTTTGATTAGATTTTTTAAGGTCTTCTTTAGGTTCTGTCTCTTTAATAAATTCTTCTACAGTCATTACTTTTGTCATTCTTTTATTAAGCTGGTCAGGTTTCCTGTCATTTTCAAATCTATAGATTAAACTTTGGAAGGCTTCGTCTTGTGTAAATTTTGAAATTTCAAAAAGTTCGGTGAAATTATTTTCTTGCATTATTTTAAACTATGCCAAAGAAAATAAAAATAATTAATGAAAATACTGAAGAAGTAGAATCTTTAGAGAAAACTCCACCAGAACCTGAAAAGGTTAAAAAACCACGAACAGAGAAGCAAATCCAAGCGTTTAAAAATATGATTGAATCAAGAAAAAAAAAAACTTTAGAAGTTCCTAAAGAAATCGAATTGCCTAAAAAGTCCCAAGTTGTAAAAGAAGAACCACAAGAAGAAGAAGAAGAAGAAGAAGACCAAGAAGAGTACGTAAATGAAATTATAAACACCGAACCATCTAAAAGAAAGCGTGGTCGTCCTCAATTATCTGCAGAAAAAATTGAACTTAAACAATCTATGAAAGAAAAAGAATTGCAGAAACAGCTTTTAAAACTTGAAAAAAAAATTGAAAGCACTGCAAAACAAGAGGCAAAGAAAAAAGTTTTAAAGAAGATTAAGCAGAAACTTGAGGAGGCTAATCAAAGCTCAAACGATTCTGATAGTGATGACGACGATGATGCAATAAATCAAATTGTTGCGAGACATAAAAAGCCTATTGTTATAGTTAATAAAATCGAAAGAGACCCAAAGAAGAAGAAGACCCCAAGTTATGAAGAACATCAGCCATTGGCTTACTTTATTTAGGAATATTATTTATCTACTGAAATTTTTAGACCTTCTACAGTAGTGGATGATTGTTGCGGTTTAGGTTTATTTTTGCTTCCAAGTTTTCTTCCAGAACCTGGTTTCCTTTCCCTTTCTTGTCTTGTTGGTGCGCTTGGTTCTGGGATGATATCCTCTTCAACTTGTCGTGGTTTAGGTTTATTTTTGCTTCCAAGTTTTCTTCCTGTTCCTGGCTTTCTTACTTTAGTTGTTGGATTTTCATCCATTTTTGCGATTTTTGGCGTGTCATCACGTCTTGCTCTTATTTCCCGAGCCATTGTGTTAAGGATTTCGGGTTCTGTGTATCCTTGTTCTGATAATCGCTGCCCGAAGTCTGATGGTAATAAACTTGTGTCAAAGTCAATTGGTTTTGTGAAAACTGAAAGCCCAGCACGTCCAACCTGTGGATTTGAAGTTGCTCTATAGAAATTTCTTTCCTCGGTTTTTCTTACTGGCTCTTCTGGTTCTTTAGAAGGTTCTTGCATTGATTGGTCTGGTTCTTGCTTTGGTTGTTCTTGTGTTGGAGGCTCTTCTCTAATTTTTTCATTAGTGTAGCCGTCTTCATCTTGCGTGTTTTGATTTCTTAAATTATCTTCTTGCTGTTTTCTTCTGGTGTTTCTTGCGTGTTCTACGAAATCAGTTTGGTTATATCCAAACACGTTTGGATTATTAAATCCTATATTTCCGCGCTGGAATTCTAAATCTTTCCTTTCAAGTTCTTGGAGTTGTTGTTCTGTTTTAGCGATATCAACTTCTTTTTTAACTCGTGGCTGTCCGCTTCCTCGTGGTTTTGTTAAATTTATTTTTATGGTATTTACAATTCTCGTTGATGATGCTCGTTGTGGTTTATTGTCTGCTTTTGGTTTATTGTCAGCTTTAGGCTTAAAATTCATATTTGTCCCACCGACTTTTCCCCTCGTGCGTGGTAAATGCTTATCGATATATTTTTTTACCAGTGTTTCGATTTCATCGTCATCAAGTTTTGCGGTTGCGGTTTTTTTCATTTTATATATTATAATGATACGAATAAAAAAAACTAAAAAGTTGGAGATAAATCCACCAGAATTTGTTTGCGACTATAATTTAACAAACCACCTAAACGATTATCCTCAATTCAGTTTTTTAAATGTTTTTAATACGACGGCAATACTTGGAAAGCCTGGCAGCGGCAAAACGTCTGCACTTATTTCAATTCTTTCACAAAAGGGTGAAGGCAAGATTTATTATAAATGTTTTGATTTTGTTTATATTATTATGCCAGTGCAAAGCCGAAACAGTCTAAAAAACAATATTTTTAAAAAGCACAACCCTGCACGTTTATTTGATGAATTAACTTTAGAAAATTTACAATCTATATACAACGACATCGAAAAAAATTCACTAAATAATAAAACGAGTTTGGTCGTTTATGATGATGTTGGTAGTTCATTAAAAAGCAACGATATACAATTATTGTTGAAAAAAATGTCATTCAATCGACGACATCTAAAACTCTGTCAGATTTTTTTAATCCAGAGTTGGCTTTCTACTCCTTTATCAATAAGGAAATTATATTCAAATATTTTGGTTTTTAAACCCAACAAGATAGAATGGGAAAAACTTGTAAGCGAATGCTTGGAACAAGATAAAGAAATATCTGACGGCTTATTAGAGTTATACGAAAATCCTCACGATTATTTATTCATCAACATAAACACACAACGAATTTTTTATAACCAAGATGAAGTTATTATAGAAGAATAGAATAAACAATAAATTATGTATGATACTTTAAACCGTGGAACACGCCAAAAAATCTACCAAGGCTATAAAGGTGGTGGGACATTGAGACCATCTGAATTAATAGGACAACGAAACTTAAGAAATTCATTTGCAGAAATGGAGCGCGTAAAGGTTCAACCAACTCCCGAGCCAACACCTCAGCCAACACCTTCGCCTTTTATGAGAATGCCGCTTATAGTTGGTTTAGATGTATCTTACTCACGCTATGAAGGTGATATAATTAGAAAACTTGCTCCGTATGGTTATAGTTATGACACAAGTTTATCAACGAAAGAAAATAAGGTTTTATATAGTCCTTTTGATGATAAAGTCGTGATGTCTGTAGCTGGGACTGACCCATTTAATAGAAGAGACTTGGGGACTGATGCTTATTTAGCATTTAGAGGACAAGAAGGATTAAAACAGACCGACAGATATAAAGAGGCTGAAAGTGTGATGAATAAGGTGCGAGAGAAATACAAAGGCAAAACAAAAACACTTATTGGCCATTCGTTGGGTTCGGCCATCATAAATACTTTAGCAAATGAGCAAGAAAATGTGAAAGGTTTTGGAACTGGTTCTGGAATTTTTGGAACAAAAAGAAAAGGTGAAGGTTATAGAACATTTTATGACCCTTTTAGTTTCACAAGTTCTGACACGATAATCGCACCATATAAACCAGAAAAGAAGGGGAATTTAAGAGGAAATCAAGTTGTTGATTATCCAAGTGGGATTTTTCCTTCCCATTCTTATGAGAATTTAAAAAATAAAAATATATTTGTTTAATAAAAAATAAAATAAATAAATGTCCATCTTCTTAATCATAACTTGTTGCATTGATAATAAGGGCGGAGCAACTTGGCCCGATAGAAGACGCCAAGAATATTATTTAGCAATCGCCAATGTTCTAAATTTGTGCCCGAAAAATATTAAGCCGATTATTGTGGAGAACAGTAAGGACAACGCCAGTTATTTGGATGTCTTTAATTGCCCTGTGGTTTATACCAATGATAATACGAAACTAATCGACGGGGAAACTATGTTGCATAAAGGTTCGCGCGAGATTATTGACATCAGGAAGGTAATCGAAAAATTTGATATTAAGGATGACGATATGGTGATAAAGATGACGGGGCGTTATTTATTATTTAAGCCCGACTTTTTTACCACAGTTATAGACAACCCAGAAAAAGATGCAATCTTTAGGGATTATAATGTCTGCACGTATGAGACTGGCGTCAATCATATGGTTTTGGGACTTTTTGCATTACGATGCAGTCATTTCAAAAAGTTCAATTATGACAGGCATCAACTTGGAGCGGAAGAAGATTTCAGATTATACATTAACCAATTTGTTGAAACTGAAAAAATTCTAATCGTCAAACAGCTTTGGCTACGTGTATGTCTTGGAATGAATAATAAATTCGTGGATGTTTAATTCGTATAATTACGCTTATTATTCTACTACAGAAATATAAACCATAATGAAGCAGAAGTGTGAATATTGTTGCAAATCATTACGAAGATGCAAGCGGCTGGATTTCATTGATAGAAATATGCATTTTTCTTGTATCGAGAAAATTAAAAAAATAAGATACGAAGAAGCTTTCAACCGCCTAAAAGAGTTTTTAAATTCTAAAGGTGTTTTTTTACTGAGGTAGTTCCTCTTCTGTCTTTTTGTTGGCTTCTCTTCTGGGCTTCACTACTGTTTGATAATATTCCCGTTGTTTCAAAAGCTTGGCCTGGTATTTATCACCATTCTCCTCTTTCAGTTTAGTATTAAACTTTTTGTTTTTCTCTCGCATCTTCTCGGGGTTTCGCTTCTGATAGTTGCTAACATTCTTTAAATGATTCTTATAAAATCTTTCGGCTGGTGATTCAACTGCTGACATTTCTTTTTGTTATTTTATATTCTTCAGTAATATTTTATTTAAGCGGTTTTATACTTATCAAATATTCTTAAAGTATTTCTTTTGGGATTTTGAAACTCCTCCACAAGTCTTCCACAACTCCTCCACCAAACCATTATGATATAAATGTCGCCGTGTTGGTGGTTTTTTTTTGCTCTTAAAAGTTGTTTTGTGGAGGAGTGGAGGTGTGGAGGAGTGAAATCAAGTCTTTTATATATTTGTAGTTTTTTTGTATGGTTTTTTTAAAATTTACTAAGAAACTTTAAAAACTCCTCCACAACCTCCACAACCTCCACACCCCTGTAAAACAATAACAAAAATAAACAATGGCGAAACGATATTTATATCATAATGGTCTTGTGGAGGAGTTGTGGAAGACCACAAGCCTACAATTTCACTCCTCCACCAAAGCATAATGGTTTGAACTATAAAAAACTCATAAAAGTAATTTACACGATTAATGGTCTTGTGGAGGAGTTGTGGAGGAGTTGTGGAGGAGTTTTGAGAAAATATTTTGAGAATTATTTAGGCATTTTTCTAACTTATACATTTTTGCGTAAAATAACTTAAAAAAAAGTCTTTAGGTAGGTTATACAAAAACAAAAACAAAAATCTAAAAATGTCTCAAATGCTTGCACGCGAATTCTATTCCAACAACGAAATTTTATGGTTTCCTATTGAGTTGAATATAATCCCAACAGAACCCGCTGAAGATTGCTACGGAGAACCAAAGATGGTCAAGGAGTTGAAGCCAGTTGCTACAAAGATGGAGAGAGTATTCAACGAGAAGACAAAAAAATGGGATTGGTATGTAAGGGACAACACTGGGCATCCTTTATACAAACACGATAAAACCTACAACGACAAAAACACAAATCAAGAAAAATCTTACACTTCTTTTAAACCAGAGCAGAATGACTACAGGGATTTCAGTAAGGAAATTATAATCAAGCGTCAGAATTTACTGCAAGTTCCAGCGTGGAAAAAAAGATTTAATTATATCGCAGTCGATACATCTAAAATGATGCACTTAGATTATGACTGTCCCGAATACCTTCAAGACTATAAAGATTTATTAACTACACATCCTTTTATAAAATCAGCCACAAAATCTTTTGGCATTCACGTAAATTTTATAAGCGACCAACCTACACCAGGCAGACGGTTTTACTTACGTAATGACGGATTTTTGCCAGAGGGTTCAGATATTGAAATCCTTGCAGGACAATGGGCATATGTTCCAATTGATGCAATTATGTACAACTCAGACTGCAAAGATATGTCTTGGAATTTTACAAAATATATATTAGACGAAACAAAAATAAACAAACAACCAAAGTTGGACTTTTCAAAAAATACTATAATTTCAACAAATGAAAAAACTGGACCAGTAAATCCTAACGATTTATCTACAGATTTAATAAGTCAGCACCGTGAGCTGGTTGATATGATAAACATCGACGGAAACAAGAAAAACAGACACATATGGCTGCCAATATGCGACGCAATGAAATCAATCGGTTTAAAGAATGAAGATTGGATGCATTTTTGTATTAGAAATAACTTTAATAAGGGAAACCCAGATAAGGAAAAACAAACATTATTCGCCAACGTAAGGGGGACAAATGAAATTTATTTATTGCATAGATACGCAAAACTATCAAACGAAGATAAATACGCCGATTATATTAAGAAATATAAAATTACTTTTGAGGAAAGTGCAAAACAAAAATACTACGACGATGCAGAAAAAAATGGCGTAGCTTTGGAAGATTGGGAAATAAGAGAGACAACAAAATATAAAAACACAAAAAGCCTTTATGAAACATCTCATTTTAAGCTTGAATATCCTATCACTTACGTAAAAATAAATAATGAAGAGCTTCAGTTCTATAAACAACACGAGATGGCGGAATATTTAACAGGAAAAGAGGGTTATAAAAATATTTGCGGCAAGGATTTTTTTAACTTATGGAGAGAAGACACAAAGAAGAGTGTTTATTCTAACATCGTTTTTGAAACTAAAATCGACGAACACGATAAAACTAAATATAATATTTTCACTGGATTTGAGAATAATGACCCAATGATAAAAACTAAAATAAACGAGAATGAAAGTGCATTCCTTAAAGTTTTAAAACGTGTATCAAATTCGCCAATTGTTTATGAATATCTTAAGTGTTGGTTTGCGCATATAATTCAGCAACCCTATAAAAAAACAAACGTCGGTGTTGTTCTGTATTCCGATACAAAAGGAGTTGGAAAAAATTGTATAGTTGATTCTTTTTGTGCTATACTTGGAAATAAATATGTTGGTGTCCTTCACGATATTGAAGACCTAAACAGAAACTTTAACGCACATCTTTGCAGCAAGTTGCTAATATATGGGGACGAAATAAGTTTCAACGCTACAAAAATGTCAAATAAAATAAAGGCCGTTATTACTCAGCCAAAGCAAAATCTTGAAAAGAAGGGAATTGACGCCGTTAAGATGGACGATAAAAGTAATTATATTTTTACAAGTAATAATGAACATTGTTTAAAAATGGAAAAGGGAGACCGACGTCTCTTTATGGTGCAATGTTTAGAAGAAAAATTATCTAAGGAAATGTCTAAGGAATTATATGCAGAGATTGCAGACCGCGAAAAATTAAAACAATTGTTTAATTTCTTTATGGAATATACTCAGAACACTGACAACGGTATAGAAAAATTTGAAATTGGAATAGAAGCACCACCAGAAACCGAGTATAAAAAGAATATGATGTATTCTGATACTCCTTCTTACATCGAAATGTTATACAAGTGCCCGCATATCTTCAAAAATCGCAAAATTAATTCAAGCGATTTATATAAAATCGCAGTGAAATACGCAAGAGATAATCACCAATCTACAAACTTCACAGTTAATAAATTTGGTTGCGAGATGTCAAAGTGTCTTGCAAGTATTAAAGTTAAGGGACGTACAGCAAACTTTTTTGAATTCGGGAAAACTCACGAAATCCGTAAAGTGTTATATGAAGCTAATCCGTCTTATTATAAGTATGTATATCAACTGGATGCGGACCAAACACCAATTTTTGTTCAAGTTGCAGAAGAAGAAAAGGACAATGAAGACCTTCAACAATATTGTTTCATATAAGCCAACGATATAAATAGCGCTAACAGTTCTTAAAATAGCTTTTAGGTTTTGAAAAAAAAATCAACGAGAATTCGAAAA